CAGTATTATTAGCTTCATTAAAATCAGTAATTTCACCAAATCTCCTTTTGTACCATGTATCATTTATCCCTAATAGTCCTTCCAGTACTGAGGCATTGGCTTTCAACGCCTCACTTAATTCCATCTTTTCCATAATATTTTTTATTTACCAGTTTCAGTTTCCAAATTGTTTTTCTTATAATCCTGCCATGAGTCGGCGAGCTGCCCCACCGAAGCGGAAGTGTAGAGGTCAAGTATATGAATCTCGTCATCGGCAAGCTCCACAAGCTCGTTCCGATAGATCTTCTCCGCAAGCACGTGCGCCGGAAGACCGGGCACGTTCCTGTAAATGCCGTCAGCAATATCCTTACGGATATCCGCTATCACCATATCCTGTCTGTCTATCCCCGTGAACAGGGGAAATTTTGTAAAATCAACTTTCATAATATTCTTAATTAAATACTGTTATCCGCAATAAAACATAACCCAATAATTGCCCATACATTTAACGAATCCGGACGCATAATCCAGATCAATGGAGGACATCTCTTTTCCTCCGGGGGCAGGCAGGATGCGCCCGCCTGTCAGTCTTACCCCGCCGCTCATACGTTTGAAGTATATGGTATGTCCCGGAACATCCGGAGGAAGTGTCACTTCTATATTACCCGTATTAATAAACATCACATTGTCATCATTGTTATTCAGGGAAGTGCTGACGGATATGTTCCTCCAGTTCCCCACTATGCCATGAAGAGACACATAACTGTCATTGTTCGGATGAAGGAAAATGTTACCCCCCTCCACGAACAGAGGAATGCTCAGGGTCTTGATGTGCATCCCGATCATGGCATTCGGACTCTGTATGTCAATTCCGGCATCATACGATATCCCTTCGATTGTGACAAATTTCGTGTTCCCTCCGATTTTTACACGTGCAAATGTCCTTTCGTTATAAAACTCTATCTGTCCGGCGGACAGGTTGAAACCGACATGGGAATCCGTCCCCTCATAAAGAGTTTTTGAGGACAACATGCCGGAATCTATGGAAAACGGACCGATACGTCCGCTATCCGCCGTGATTTTTCCGCTGATGTCCACATTGACCGCCATGATACCGTCCGCATCAATCATGGACGCCTTGATCTTCTCGGTCAGCAACAGCTTGGTGGCGATAAAAGTCCAGCTCTGTGCTACCTCCCAGTATTTTATTTTTCCCGAAGCCACATTCTGTTTGGGGGTTTCCGTCGATACCGACGTATGCGAACGGATGCACAGGTACAGCAGGTTGTCATAAAGTACAATGTCGTAAAACTGCTGCCCTTGCTTGCCCTCCAGGTAAGACACAGACGCCTCCCATACACGCATACGCATGCGCGCCCCCTTATCTCCCTTGTCACCTTTTGGAGCAAAACTGACCTGTCCGGTTCTAGTCACCAACGGCATATCACCTCCTTATTCCTTGGTTGTGATGGTCCATGCCACATTGCCTCCTGCCTGCTGGCACATGTCCCAAGTACACGTGCCGGAAGTGGCTGCTGTACCGGAAGTAGACGGGTTAAGGACTACTCCTGCACTGTCCATGAACACGAAATAGAAAGTCATGTCCTTGTACTTGGTGGTACTTCCACGCTTGACCAGAATGGGCTTATAGACCACCGTGTCACCACTTTCCCGGATGGTCTCGTCCTCGGGCGTGGGATTCAGGATCAAATCAAACGGATCGGACGCATCCATTACGGACTGCGTGTCCTGACCGATGAGCTTGCCGCCCTGGTACACCTCCACTCTGAACACACCTGTCGTGTCAACCATATCGTTGGTGACGGTCAATGTCTGTGTGGTCTTTCCGCTCAGCACGCTCCACGCACCGTTGACCTGGTTGTACCACTTGTACGCCAGTCCGGTAGTGATCTCGTCACTGCCCATGCGCGCTACGGCTTTCAGAATGCAGCTCTGCCCTTTGTCCCGAAGGGTAAAATACTTGTTGTCACCGGCAATGATCGTCACATGCTTTTGGTTTCCGACCCCCTTGGTGATGGGGATGCTATAGACGAACTGGACGGTGTCGCTGGTATTCCCTATCGTCACGGTAGCTTCACCCTTGATGGTACAAGAGGCCGCTCCACTCGCCTTGACCAGATTCTTGACGATCTGCAATCCGTAGTAATCCGTCGTACCGGGCTGGTAAGGGATAAACTTGAAATGTCCCGTCTCACCGCCAAACGTGTTGGTGGAGACATTGCCCGAGAACTTGATCTCGACATCATTGAAATACCATTTCATGGAGGAAGGAACCACCAGCCCTTCCGCCACCCGCGAAGAGGTGAGAATGAAGGACAAGACGGGCTTGAGCGAAGCGAAATCCGGTGCGATGTTCGTCGGCGCGGACGCTTCGCCCATATACTCCTGATACAGATCTCCCTGGTTACACTGGATGGCAGGCATGTATACGCCGCCCTTTTGCGAAAATATGACCTGTCCGGTCGCGCTGGCCAAACTCATGACGCTCCTCCTTCCCCGGTCGTTTCCGTACTATCCGTGCCTTCGGAGCTTTCGGTGTTGTCCTCCCCCCAAGAGGCAGGTGTGAATACTTCGACGGGATGGTCCGTACCGTCTATCTCTTCTTTCGCCGCCTGCGGGGTCAGGCAGATGCCGCCCGCTTCCTTGGCCCTGTCAAATACCGTGTCGCCGGGGAAACGGGCCACGTCCGCCTGCCACAATAATACATTGCCATCCGCTGTCCTGTTGCGGATATCGGTCAGATGCAACCGGTCGGCAACCTCCTTCGTTACTTTAATGTAAAATGCCATAATTCTATTGTTTTTAATGTTATCCAAATTTTCTTACTACTACCGCCTTGCCCCCCTGTGTGAGCACCTTGCCGCCTTGTGTCAGCGCCACGTAAGGGCCTCTGTCCTCCACCTCCAGCTTTAACATCATGCCGTTGCTGAAAGGTATCCTGGGAGAGTATCCGTCGGCAACCTTGGCATATCCGGCATCTCCGCTCTTCTTGACGTACCAGTGGCAGTTAAACATGGCGGATGGATTCGGGATAACCCCCATGGTATCCCGAATGACGGGTCTGGGAAAGATGGCGTAAGTCCCATCCGGAACACCCGTAGGTACGCCCTCCCAGTCGGCTTCAATCTTCGGAATCCTGCGGCGTATCACCGTAGAGACTGCCGGGTCCGATGTGCCCGGGGTTGATGCCGGAGTCCCGGAAGCCGCATAGGTGGCCTTGCAGACAATCGTGATGTCATCACCTATATAATTGCGGTCAATCTTATATACATTCTTGTTCAGTGATACAAACTCCCAGTCGTTGTCACCCGCTCCTGTGGTTATCGCCTCCAGCGCTCCCGTAGACAACAGACGGTACCAGAAGAACTTGCATTTGCCCGTAGCCGTCACGTCCGTGTCGCCTACCATCAGTTTAGCCGTGATGGTCTGTGCGGTGATGTCACGCACCGGGTTCCAGTCCAGCGTGGACGGGCTGTCTATCGTCAATACGGGGATCGCATCCGTACCGTCAACCGCGCGGACAAGACGGCTCATCTGAAAAGTAAACAGCTGTCCGGTACGTGTGTCGGCATATTCCGCGTAAAACTCCAGCGTGACGGGTTTTAGGACGGTGACATTTTTTTTCATTGTGATCTGTCCCTTGCTGTCACCGGACTCCGTAATGCTGTAGCCTGTGTTTGTCGATGTGATAAGTGTGCGTGTGGTTCCGATGCGCTCGTACCACTTCATGTTGGTCAGCCTGGAGTTGACCGCCCCGATTTTAGTCACCGCTTCCGGATCGGTGGCGTTGCACCGCGGAAACAGGACCAGCGGTGTCAGCGTATAGTCCGGAGTGTATTCAGCTTTGTCAGCCTGGTAGACCTGCATGTCCGGCACGCTGCCCACCACCTCGATGTTACAACTGGTTTGTAACAGCCGGTAGTTGATTTCTATTTTTCGTTGCTTTGTTGCCATTGTTCCTATTAATCATTATTTTTGTAAGGTAAAGGCAGACTCCGATAAGGCGTCTTATATACCTGTAATCGTCAATATATGCCCCAAGTGTCGCTATGTAGCACACTTTAATTTGAGGCAAGGCTCTCTTCTTGAAAATCCAATCGTACAAATTCTTTCACTGAATGTTCTCTCCGAAGTGTTGCAGCACTCTTGGGGAGAACTTTCTTTTTGCACAAACCTTACTTTTTTTACTGATACTTTACCCATAATCTTATATTTTTAAAATGTTACAAAATTCTCCGCCACTTCAAACTGCTGCCCGTCACGCAATAACGCCTGTGCTTTAAACGTACACACCCGCATGTTGGTATAATTCGGTCCGAGATCATCTATCGTCAGAGGAAGATTTTTCCCGGCGCCGGCACGCTTCACCGCCCATGCGTTATCTTCTGATACATTCCCGGTATCACGTGTCCAGCTCACATCAGCGTCAAGTATATGATCTGTCACATCACGGTTGTACAGCTTGCCGGTAATATATAACGTTGTGGAAAAAGTCTCGATATCAAAATACCACCCCTTTGTGCTGCCGATCTCTATCGTAAATTCCGGGTTCCCTTCAAGCATCGCCCATCCGGCCGCCGCATATTGCGGTTCGTCGGCTGTTCCCGTCATCAGGCACTTCCATTTGCAGCCGTAGTGCCAAACCGTGTCCGCCCGCTCCTGCGTATTGGTGTAAGGATTGTCAGAGGACGCGACTTCGGCCGACCAAAAGCCACGGTCCACCAGTTCCTGTACGGGCAGTCCCTGCCAGTCCACACGGTAAAGTTCACCGAAGATGCCGGCACGGGCGAATATGTACGAGTGCTTATAGTTGACGGGGAGATTGTCGAACAAATCCAAATTGGGCAAACGCCCCAATATCATGTAATAGTTGTTCTGTTCCAAGACAGGCTTCGTTACTCCTTCCAGCCAGACAAGACATTTATCCGTGGTGGCGGACAAATACCAGTAGCTTTGCCTGTCCTCATTGAAGGCGTTTCCTCTTCTGGTAATGATCGTCAACTCTGTGGGAGGATAGTTTTTACCGCCCGGCACCTCACTGTCCGGGTATGACAACACCGAGATGGAGTTGGCCGGGACATTCTTGGACAGCACGCGCATCCACGAGGCGTAATACTCCCCCGTAGAAAAGAGGTTGTTTACAATCCCGTACACTATATCACCCTCCTGGAATGCGGTGAAGTCATTCTCCCAGCGCTTGCGCAATTTCAGGGTATAAGTTCCGTCGCTCTCTAAAGCCACGGACTCAATGACTCCGTTCTCGGAATATGAGGTGTCGCCTTCCTGTGCGTTCAGACGGTTATAGATGATTTCCTTGAACACTGCGGAATCGCGTACCTCAAGACGAGATAACTGCATACGACCATTCCTGTCAGCTACAATACCTTTTCCTGCAACCATAGAATCTACCGCCTCACCTACCTCCATACCGCCTAGAAGTTTCAACATAAAACCGGTAAAATCATCCTGATCCTTGCAAATAAATATTTTTCTCAGCTTATCAACATCAGCACCAGCATCAATCATGGCCAACAACAAAGATCCGACACGCAATGCCGTATTCGCTCCGGCATTACGCTCATCCCTTATCTGCTCCGCCATTTTTTTTAATGTGTCTTTAATATCCGCCATTTACTTTTTTATTCCAAAGTAACAACAAAGCCAAAAGCCGTAAAAAGACATCATTTCTTTTTATGATGCCCCCATAAATGCGAACGCATGGAGGTGCTGCGCTTGTGATTCGCCTCTTCAATCTTCTCCGCAAGCAGACCACAGAACTCCTCACCATACATATATGCCATCTGCTCTTTCAAGACCATGACCGATGCAAAATAGGCACGTGAGAACCATTCACGGGGTTTGCGAGGTTCACCTGAGGTAATCTTGCCGGATTTTTGTCTGTGCACATAATTCTTGCCTCTCAAATCCGGATTCAAAAACTTCAAATCGCCCTTGTTATGCCCTCTATGACCGTCATTATACAACTGGCCGTCGATCTCATATCCCCGCCCCGTACCACAATCCTGATAAATGCCATATTCCATAAACTTATGCTGGATCACAGTCAGTTCACTGCTGCCCATTGTCACATTCTCCGTTATATCATTGTGCAGTAACACCGTATCAACCACGTGCAGTCTCATGATCTTCTCCCTCCAGATAGTGACCATCATCTCGGCCCACGCCTTCTTATACTTTGCCCGATCTTCAGCCGTAGACTTCGGTCTATTCTCATTCCTCCCACTCATCACTGTCATAAATTAGAGATACCGGTTCGGAAACATCAATCATAAAATACAGACCTGTACATCCGGAAATAAAGTATTCACCCAGCTCGCGTGAATACACATTATCCGTATTCAGGTACACCAGTTCGTTATCCAGATTCTCACGGTCAACCAGCATCCTGCTGTGCACCTGGCGGAACAGCTGCCGGCACACCTCCAGTGCCGCTTGGCGTTCCGCCATATCACTGATACGATATCGCATCATGAGAAACACGGTAAAAGTACGTTTTTTAAAAAATCCTCCGGAACGCTTCTCGGTCACTCCGTCATTCGTATCATCTACTGCGAAAAAAGCGGATTCGCGCCGAAGATTCTGAAGAACCTCTTCAAGCGAGTTGATACCGGAACAGACACACGGATAAAAAGCGTGAGCCTTGGCCAATTTGTTTTTTTTGCACATTCCTTTAAAATAGGACAGCGCATCGAATAAATTATTTGCATCCATATCTCTGTTGTAATTCCTGTGCCTCGCGAGCCTTCTCATTCAGTTCGGTCAACGCCCGCCAGCAATCCATCTGCAATACTTCTCTCTCTTTTGTGATATCCCCGCCTGTCAATGCCCGAATCTCCGCGTTGACGAGTTCAAGCATATTAAAGGCTTCACCCTCCAGTTGTTCCGGAGGACGGAACAGATAGGGAAAGCATTTTGTAAAATGATTCTTAACCGATGCAATCCACAAAAACACGGACAGCAGTTCTTCTTCCGAAGGATTGAACCGGCGGGGATGCCGCCCTTTGCGATCCACATACAACAAAATTGCCATGGAACGCAGAAGAGCGTTATCGCGCGTGCGTAAAAAGCCCTGATAATAATTCTCAATACTGACATACTCCTTAAACGGAACATCATGCAACCGGGCATCCACCGACCGGAACCTGCCGATCCGCCACA